CTAAGAATAGTGGATTACCTGATGTATATACTCCAAGTACTACAGAAAATCAGTTTTTACAGCATGAGTACACTGCAGCTAATGTTGGTCCATTTATAGGATTCACCATTAAAATTGTAATGTCCTCAACTGAAATGAATAGGTATCCTAGATTCCAAGACATTCGCGCAATCGCTTTAGCATAATGAAATTAGTAAGAGTAGAAGGTTCTCCACACCTTTACAGAGATGTGGAGACTGGTGCAATCATCAATAAAGATAACAGTGGTTATCAACAGTATATTAACGGATCACAAAACAGAATTAATACCAGAAAAGAAATTGAAAATCTTAAAAATGATGTGAGTGAAATCAAATCTCTACTAAAGGAGTTAATCAATGAATCCAGATGAAATAAAACTAGGCAATTTATCTAAAAGTTTTGAATATCAAAAACTTTCCAATCAAATAGATGATGTAGAGTGTATAGAAACTTTAAGACAAGTTGCAAAATCTTATGCAAAGTTGTATCTTAAACAACAAGAAGTTATGTCTTCTATATAATCATAAATAGTAAAAGGAATTGTAATAAAGGTAGATGGCTGCACCATTTTCACTGAATTTATCAATTAATACGTCAACGTCTTTTTCACAAACTCTTGGTTTGACTGCTGATGATGGTGGACCTCTAGATTTATCTGATTATACGTATGCATCACAGATAAGAAAGCATGCTGATAGTAATACTGCTGTCAGTTTTGCTACTACTGCAGTAACTCCAACTAGTGGAGAACTTACATTATCTTTAACTCCTTCTGATACTTCATCTTTAAAACCTGGAAGATACGTTTATGATGTTGTTTTGACAAAAATAGAAGATAGTTCAAAAACCAGAGTTTTGCAAGGATCAGTAATAGTTTCAAAGACTGTAACAAGAGAATAAACTATGGCAAAACCATCAACCAGGCAAGGATTAATAGATTATTGTTTAAGAAGACTTGGATATCCCGTCTTAGAAATAAATGTAGATGATGATCAACTAGATGATTTAGTTGATGACGCTATTCAGTTTTTTAATGAGCGTCATTTTGATGGTGTTGAAAGAATGTACCTTAAGTATAAGATATCTCAAGATGATATTGATAGAGGCAGAGGTGTAACGACTGCTGGAGGCACGACAGTAGGAGGTACATCTGGAGTTGGTATTGTAACAACCACGGGAACTTCTACAAATGTGTCTGGTCTTGGTACAGTAACATCCAATTTTTACGAAAATTCTAATTTTATTCAAGTACCAGAATCTGTAATTGGTGTTGAAAGAATATTTAAATTTGACACTAGTTCTATTTCTGGTGGAATGTTTAGTATTAAATATCAACTATTTTTGAATGATTTATATTATTTTAACTCTGTAGAGTTACTTCAGTATTCTATGACTAAGAGATATCTTGAAGATATCGATCATATGTTGACTACTGATAAGCAAGTACGATTTAATAAAAGGCAAGATAGATTATATTTGGATATTGATTGGGGATCACAGCAAGTAGACGATTTTATTGTTTTAGATTGTTATAGAGCACTAGATCCAGCATCATTTACACAAATATATAATGATAGTTTTATTAAAAAATATTTGACTGCTCTAATTAAAAGACAATGGGGACAAAATCTATTGAAATTTAGAGGAGTTAAGCTTCCTGGTGGTGTTGAATTAAATGGAAGAGAAATATATGATGATGCGGAAAGAGAGTTAACTGCTCTACAACAAAAAATGGCATCAGAATACGAACTACCACCATATGACTTTATAGGTTAATTATGGCATTAAATCCGTTCTTCCTGCACGGTTCAGAATCTGAGCAGAGACTTATCCAAGAGTTAATTAATGAGCAACTTTCCATGTATGGTATGGAAGTTGCTTACATGCCTCAAAGAATGATAAGGAGAGAAACTGTAATAGAAGAAGTTTCTTCTGCCAGATTTACAGAAAAGTATATGATTGAGGCATACTTAAGTAACTATGAGGGTTACAGTGGAAGTGGAGATATACTAAGTAAATTTGGAATGCAATTAAAGGATGAGGTTACTTTAATTATTTCCAAAGAACGATTTGAAGATTTTATCTCACCTTTCTTAGAGAATATTCCAGATGATGAAAATACTACATCTTTAAGGCCAAGAGAAGGTGATTTAATTTATTTTCCTCTAGGTCAGAGATTATTTGAAATTAAGTTCGTTGAGCATGAGCAACCCTTCTATCAGTTAGGGAAAACATATGTTTATGAACTTAAGTGTGAACTATTTGAATATAGTGATAGTGCAATTGTTGCCACATCTGATAATGCTATAGATAGTTCTCTTCAAGACTATGGATATATCAAGACTCTTACATTATTTGCATCTGGTGCCAGAGCACTTGCATCAGCAGCAATATCTAGTCTTGCAGGATATGTTAGAAAAATTACATTAACAAATGATGGTTATGGATATACTACAGTTCCTACAGTAACTATTGATAGTCCTCCCTCTTCTGTTGGAGCTGCAGCAACTGTAACTGTAGACAATGTAGGAAAAGTTACAGGCACCACAATTACAAATGGTGGATATTATCCTGGTTACTTAACTACACCAAATGTCACTTTTTCTAATCCCACTGGTGGAGGAAATGAAACTACAATAGTCAAGTTTGGGTCTAGGTCTTATGATGGTGGTGAGCAATATTTAGCTGGAACAACAATTTCAACTCTTGGTGTTACAGATAGAGAACCTGGGGCAATAGAATTTTGGTTCTATCTTACAAGATTTCCAGATGATGGACAGCAATGGACTATTGCTAAATGGGGAACTAATGATGAAGGAAACAGTAAATATGAGTTAACAGTCCAAAAAAATAATGGACGTAATGACATATTCTACTATAGACCAAATGATGATACTATTGCAACTAGAGATGCAATAACAGTTGCTGCAGATATTAGTGATAATGAATTAAATCGTTGGAATTGGATTAGATTAGCACAAGACGATAGTGGATCTAATAGAATTTCAACTCATTTTATGGGAAGTTCTGGTACGTTTGCTTCAGTATATAACTCTAGCGAATTTATAACAACATTCATGAATGATGATGGATTTGTATTAAATCCAGATGGTTCTTTCCCTGCCAGAACAATATTTTTAGATGAGTTGAGATATAGTAGCGATGGTTCAAATACACAACCAACTTTACCAACTTCTACAAGCAAGAATCAACCAAATACCATACTTTTTCAAGATGCTGAAAGAGATCCAGCAACCGGAACTGTAGTATTTAATGATGATAATGTTGTCACAGGAATAACTCTCACAAGTTCTGGACAAAATTATACAGAAGCACCTACAGTGACAATTGATCCTCCAGCAGCAGTTGTTCAGGCAACCGCTGTTGCCATAACATCTTGCATTGGCGGATTCTGTTCCGTAAAAGAAATTTATATTACAAATCCAGGTGCTGGTTATACTACTGTTCCCAATGTTACAATTGCTGGAGCAACTGGTGTTGGAGCAACTGCAAGTGTTGTAATAAATACTACTTATGCAGGCATTGGTTCAATTGGAATTACTAGTGAGGGGTCTGGATATAACTTTGACCCCTCAGTAACATTCTCACTTCCAACTGCTGTTGGTGCTGGTACTACAGTAGCAACTGGAAAAGTTAATGTTTCTGCAGCAGGTACAGTTACTTCCGTCTATTTTACAGATGCGGGTATTGGATATACTGTTTCTCCAACATTAGAAATATCATTACCACAAACAGTTACTGGTAGTGGAAACTATAGTTTTAATGAGCAAGTTGTAGGATCATCTTCTAGAACTACAGCGTATGTTAGATCGTGGGATAGTGATTCTAAAGTTCTCAAGGTTGGAAATATATCTGGAGAATTTATTGATGGAGAAACTATTGTTGGTGTTGCTAATTCTGCAACATATACAATTGGACTCCTTGGAGAAAATCCAATTTATGAAGATAAATACGAACAAAACGACGAAATTCAAACTGAATCTAGTTCTATTATAGACTTTACAGAGACAAATCTATTTGGTAATTACTAATGTTAGGAACCTATTTTTATCACCAAAACATAAGAAAGACAATCATTGCTTTTGGTAATCTATTTAATAATATCACGGTTAAGTCAAAAGATGCTGATGGTGATACATTTAGTCAAATTAGAGTTCCTTTATCATACGGACCAACTCAAAAGTTTCTTGCAAGATTAGAGCAACAAGAAAATTTAAATAAGCCTATCGCAATTACATTGCCAAGGATTTCTTTTGAGATGAACTCGCTTAAGTATGATCCATCAAGAAAGACTGGTATTACTCAAACATTTAAAAGTACTGGATCTGATGATAAGACTAGAAAAGTCTATATGCCAATTCCTTATAATATTGGTTTTGAACTAAACATCATGACAAAGTTCAATGATGAAGTTCTTCAAATTGTAGAGCAGATCTTACCATTTTTCCAACCATCATTTACAGTCACAATTGATATGACTGATGTTATTGATGAAAAGAAAGACGTTCCTATTGTTTTAGATTCCGTTTCGTTTAGAGATGATTATGAAGGTGACTTCTCTTCTAGAAGATTAATTCTCTATACACTACAATTTACAGCGAAGACGTATCTATTCGGTCCTATCAGTGATAGTACAGACTCTCTCATTCGTAAGGTTCAGGTTGATATGTATGCAGATACAAATACTCAGACTGCTAAGCGTGAAATGAGATATACAGTTCAACCAGATCCTGTAGATGCAGAACCTGGAGATGATTGGTCATTCGATGAGGATTGGCAATACTTAGGAGACGCAAAAGCATATAGTCCTGTTCAACAATCTGATATTTGATTTGTATGACTAAAAATTTTGATAGTTTGAACGATACCTTTAACACTTCTATGGAGGAAGATAATACCTCCATTATGAAACCTCAAGAAGTAAAACCTGAGGCAATGCAACCTGGTGACGTAAAAAAAGATTATGAATATACAAGAGCAAATTTATATTCATTGATTGAAAAGGGTCAAGAAGCAATTAATGGTATTATGGAACTTGCGGGGGAAAGTGATAGTCCCCGTGCATATGAAGTTGCTGGTCAGTTGATTAAGAGTGTTGCAGATACTACTGATAAATTAGCAGACCTTCAGAAAAAGATTAAAGATCTTGAGGAGGATACGGTTAAACAAACAACTAATGTTACTAACAATGCATTGTTTGTCGGATCAACATCTGATTTATCAAAACTACTAAAGAAAGGTTTTCTAAATAATAATAGTGTTGAGTAATACTATAAATGAAATCCTGCAAAAAAGGATATTATTACTGTTTTACTGACAAAGAGTGTAAGAAAATCCCTAAGGGATGGCACTTAATGTCTAGTGGATATATTATGCGTGATAAAGAGCATGAGGACAAGGAAGAGGGGAAGAAGAATGGGAATGGACATCATTCAAATGGCAACGGAGATGGGAGCGGGGAGTCTAATGGGGGCTCTGATGGCGGCGGAGATGGCGGCGGTGGAGTCGCGGAAGGTTGGAGTGCCAAATATAAAAAGTCCATCGATTGTAATAACCCAAAAGGATTCTCTCAGCGAGCACACTGTAGGGGTAGAAAGAAAATGAATGAAGCAAAGAATGGCGATCATGAAGTCGCAATGGCACAATCTCAACTTGCAAAAGCAGAAAGAAACATTGCAAAGTTGAGAAAGGCACTAGGTAAGAAAGAAAAAGATATTCCTGCTTGGATGCAAGCAAAGATTACTGATACTGCACATGACACTGATGCTGCTGCTGGTTATGTAGATAAAATTGATAATGTGCAAGAGGCAGTTCCTTTATTAGCAGCACCATTAGCAATACCTGCATCCAAAGCAATCGGTGCTGGTTTAGCAGCAACTGGTTTGGCAGGATTAATCATGCAGGCAAAAAAACAGGGTGAAGATAAAAAATCACAGTCTGCTAATTATGGGCAAGAGAAACCTGCAAAGAAAAAAGATGAAACTGAAGAGGGAATTACTGGCAAACAAATTCCAAAGAAAAAATGGAAATCCCCTACAAAAAGGAGAAAATTTGAACAGGAAAGGAGAGCAGAAAGGATAAAAAGAGGAGAATTTGAAAAACTTGGGGACAATTTTTCTAGGCATAGAATGACTGGAAGTCGTGGTCATGGATCAGAATATCAAGTCAATCCAAGAATTAGATATGAAGAAGTTGAACAGTTGGAAGAGGCAAGAGATGGCAAATCTGCTAAGGATAAAGGTTATTCTCTCCGTGATTGGTTCAAAGGTGGTGGATGGGTTCAAGCAGGTGGTAAGTATGATGGCAAACCTTGCGCAAAGCAACCAGGACAGAAGACAAAACCATTCTGTCGTGATGCAGATGATCGTGCTTCAATGAGTAAGGATGAAAGAGAAAGAAGAGCAAAGAAAAAGCGTAAAGAAGATCCAAATCCCAACAGAAAAGGTAAAGCAAAAATGGTAACAAAAGAATCTTATTCAAACTGGAGAGCAGACTTTTCCGAAGGTTATGATGATGGTGATGTAATCAGACCAACTGATAGAATTAAAATGGGAGATGGCAAGTTAAGAACCCTAAAAGATCTTGATGCTAAAATTAAGAAAAAGAACGACACAAAACCTCTTCAAAAAGAAGAAGTTGTAAATGAAAAGAAAGATGCTTGTTACCATAAGGTCAAGTCTCGTTATTCTGTTTGGCCTTCTGCTTATGCATCTGGAGCACTAGTCAAGTGCCGTAAAGTTGGTGCTAAGAACTGGGGCAATAAGACCAAAAAAGAGGGTTATGATTACTCCAATTGGAGAGATGATTTCAAAGCAATGGAATTTGAAGTCACTGATCTTATCAAACCAGAACCCATGAAAGGTCTGAGTGAAGCAAAGAAATGTTGGAAAGGTTACAAGAAAGCAGGAACTCAAAAACTTTTTGGAAAAACTTATAATCGTTGTGTGA